GCGCAGCGATTGAGCATGAAGAAAATATCGCCTTGAGAATGTTATTAGTTTACTCAAAAGAAGCTATCGAGCGTATGTCGAAAGTTTTAGAAGAAACTGCAGATATGCTTGACGAAAGAACTAATTTTCATGCCCACGCATCCATACTAAGAGATAACGCCAGAGGAAAGTGAGTGATGAATATGCAAATCCCACCGCAAGAGGGCGAATACTTATTTTATTTTGGTAATGCGAAAAAGCCTTACTATGCGGTTGATACACTGAGGTTTACTGTCCAAGAAGACCAGTTTGAAAATCAAGATTATTACTTAGAAGACAACTATACCCACGAGGCGACTATGTGGTGGCATCTTCCCAAACTCCACAAGGTTGAGGAGAGTAATGGAGAGTAAACGCGTCACCTATCTTGTTATGAAAAAAGAAGACCGGCTTACTCTTAAGCAGGCGCGAGCTGTGCTCAAAGCGCTAGCGGGTGAAAAACTTGTATATCAAGATAAACCAAACCTACGCATCGCTATTTCAAAGCTGACCGAAGCGGTGGAGGAAGCAGGTGAAAAGGATCGGATCAGAAAGATCCGTGATGCAGCTGTTGCTCAAGCTAACGCATACCTACAAAAGACGCAGGAGTAGCTATGACTTTTGCCCAAGAGCTCACTCGTTATATCTCTTTAGGTATGACGCTCCAGTACATCGAGAACCGTAATTCGTGGGGCACGGGCAACGTACCGGAGCCCCCGGTTTACTACAAACGAACCCATGGCCAGCGAAGCGAAGACCGCCAAAGCCTGTGGGGGGATCATGTATTCAGCCTGAGGACGTAGCGAGGTAAAAATGAACCAGGAATATCTGTGCCCCTACTGCCAAAATAACGATGTAGAAGCTGAGATCACTGGCACCGCTTACTGGGACATCAGCTCAAACAAACTGCACGTAGACACAATCACCACTGTCGATCGCTGGTACTGCTTGAACTGTGAGTTTCACATCGACGAACCTCTAATCCGCCCCTATGTTAACCCGGACTTTGACCTGCCATGGCCACCTTAAAAGCATTCATCGCTGGCTACCGTGAGATCTATGAACCATGGATCACGGTCCCTGAACAACGAACCCTTGCCCGTTGGTACTGGAAAGGGAGGGCGCTAGCAGAGAGGCTCAAAGCATGATCCTCTGGAACTACGAGCAGCTTCTCAAATCACATGACTGGAACTACGACAACGAGGAGGACCGACTAAACAACACAGCGCGTTATCGAGAAGGCCTACGCACCAACCTGCGCATCCAAAGTCTTCGCCTTGCTCTTGAAATGAAGGATCTCGGCTTCAAAGCCGATGAGCTCTACAACAAGTACTCACCCTACCCCGATGGAATGGAGGATCGCTAATGATTCTAGCTGGTGCTATCGCCGCAGCAGCGATGTTGTTCCTGCTGTTCAAGTTCAACCTACGTCGAGTTGTGTCTTTCGACATCATGCTCGACATCGTCATTACCTTTTTCTTCATCTGGATCTTTGCTGGCACTTTCGCAGGCATGATGGCTGGCCTGGTCGCAGGCTGCATCATCTCCCTGTTTCTTCTCGTGGCTCGTAAGTTCGTGCCTCGCGAGAAGCTTGCCTTTGTCAAAGTTCAAGGTTTCCCCTGGCGTAAGTTCGCTTGGGTCCCCGCTGACTAACAGGAGTACTTAGCATGGCCGCTACCAAACCTGGCGCTGAGCTTCGGCGCCTACTAAAAGAACGTTCGCTTAGCATCACCGACCTTTCTAAAAAGGTTGGCGTAAGCGGTACGACCGTATGGAACTGGACCAACAAAGGGCTTCCGGCTAGACATCGTGCCGTGATGCGCGTTCTGTTCACCGATGCAGAGATCGATAAGTTCCTTTCCAAACCAAGAAAGCCTGGGCCTAAACCAAAGTCTGATACTGAGTCCTTGATGAAGGAGAAGATCGCCCAACGAATAAAGGAGCGTCAACGAGCTGACCGTTACACCTTAGCCATGAACATCGTTCGACAAGTCCTTGAAGGTTCAACTAGTGGAGAACTGACCGCGAACCATCTGAAAGCAATCAAACAACTACTAAACGTGTTTGAGGAAATTAAATAATGCGAGCAATCAAACCTTCGTCTCTTACTCAAGAACTCAAAGCCAACGCTCTCGCTGGCATCCCGTCCATGATCTGGGGCCCTCCGGGCATCGGTAAGTCTGACATTGTGTATCAGTTCGGCACCGAGCTCGACGCCAAGATCTTTGAACTGCGCGCGAACCTGTTCGACCCCGTCGACGTTCGCGGTGGCCTCAAAGTAGTCGAGCAGGCCGACGGCAGCTACCGCACCCGTTACGGTGTGCCGGAGGATTACCCTGATCCTGACTATCAGGGCACGGTTGTGCTGTTCATCGAAGAGCTGCCCAACGCAAGCAAAGCCACCATGAACAGCTTGCTCCAGCTCATCCTTAACGGGCGCATCGGTACCTACGTGCTTCCGCCCAACACGATCATCGTTGCCGCGGGTAACCGTGCAATTGACCGTGCCGCGGTAAACGAGATGCCGACTCCGGTGAAGAACCGCTTTGCGCACTACACCCTTGAACCCAACATCGATGACTGGGTCTCTTGGGCAGTGCAGAACAACGTTGATCCCTCGATCACTTCGTTCCTGCGCTACCGTCCGACCTTGCTCCACAGCATGGACGCCAAGGACAACGCATTCCCCACGCCCCGTAGCTGGTGGATGTTGAACCGTAAACTTCCGTTCGTGGACAAGCAGGACATGTTCTTCAGCGTTGCAGCAGTAATCGGTGATGGCGCAGCCGGTGAATACATTGCACACCGTGCCATCTACAACGATGTGCCTGACATCGATGAGCTGCTGGCTAACCCTGGCACCATCGCCGTACCTCGCGAAGCATCCATCCTGTATGCCATTGCAGGTGCCTTCGCAGCGCACGTTACCGAAGACAACTTCGCGAGCATCATGCGCTTCACGCGCCGCATGCCTCCGGAGTATCAGGTGATCGTTGTCCGTGACTGCCTTGCTCGCGAACGTAAGCTTGCAGCTAGTGACGTATTCAAATCTTGGACCGCACAAAACGCCGACGTACTTCTATAGGAGATAGCTATGGCTACCGTACGTATGACCCACCAACTTCGTCGCGACATTCTTCGCAACGCTTGCGACGCTTTTGAGATTGCTAACCCCCAGCCTGAGCTTAGCAACGACAATCACCGCGTTCTTCGGCAGGCGCTTTTAGAAATGCCTGTGCACGACATGATCCGAATAATCATCGGCTCGGGTTTCAAAAGTTTTAACATCAGCGCCCCGAGCGAAAAAGAAGTCACAGCTGTTGATATCCACCCGGAAAACTCTGACTCAGGTTTCCCCGGACGCGCCCCTAGTATTTCAATGCGCTACAAAACAGTCCAGCTGCAGTCTCCGTTGCGTGTTCATTCCAACACTTACGGCAACCCCGATGTGTACATTGCGGACATGAAGCCGGAGCATCGCGGCCCAGTGCATCGCATGATTCTAGATCTCAGTGAAAAGCAAGTTGAACACGGCCAAAAGTATCACGAGTACCGTAAAACCATTGATCGACTTCTTGACCAGTGCACATCTGTCAAACAGTTCCTCGACGCCTGGCCCGCCGGTGAGCAGTTTGTACCGGTCGAAGCACTGCAGCGTATGCAGCAGAAAGTTACTCGGCAGCAGCGCGCTCAGAAAATCCGCGAAGAAGTTAACTTCGACGCATCCGACGTCAACGAGGTGGTGTTGACCGCCAAGGTCATGGGCCTTTAACCATGGACCTTGAAACGTCAGCCTTGTTTTTCTCACTAATGCTCATGCACAAAGAATCAATCGAGGAGCTGAACCTGCGGCGGATACATGCGATTAACTCCCTCGCTGTATCCATCGCAGCAGATCTCCGTTCTGCAGCACAAGACAAAGAGACCCAGATCAATGAGCAACGCAGAGAATCTTCTACTCAAAGCTAGATCTCAGCTCCTCATGCAGGAGCCGTTCTTCGGTACCCTGGCTATGCGACTAAAATTAGTTGCAAAACCAGAGGTCGGAACTGCAGCCACTGACGGTTCGCACTTCTTCTACGACCCCGAGTGGATTCAAAAGCAGAGCGTCATGCAGCTCCGTGGGCTCTTTGCTCACGAGGTCATGCACTGCGCGCTGAACCACAACACCCGTCGGCAAGAACGCGACCCCGAGTTGTGGAACATTGCTTGTGACTATGCCATCAATCCCATCGTTATTGACGCTGGGCTCGTGCTTCCTGACAAGGGGCTAGTAGACGACAAGCTCCGTAACATGCCGGGCGAGCAGATCTACAACTTGCTCAAAGACAACATGATCAAGAAGCCCAAGCCCTGCAAGTGGGGCGCGGTACTCGATGCCGGTAAACACGCTATTAACAGTAAATCCACAGCGCAAGAAGAAGTCGAGTGGCAGCTCGCTGTTGCAGAAGCAGCCGAAGTAGCCAAGCAGCGTGGCAAGCTGCCCGGCGCCCTCGAACGATTCATCGCGGATATCGTTAACCCCAAAGTCGATTGGCGAGAAGTATTGTGGCCCTTCTTCACAGACCTAGCCTTTGACGACTATAGTTGGACCAAGCCCAACCGCGCTTACATCTCGGAAGACGAGTATCTTCCATCTATGCGTAGCGAGGGCTGTGGCAAGATTGCAGTCGTACATGACACCAGCGGATCTACGCACGCGCACGCTCAGCAGTTCTTCTCCGAGCTCGACGCAGTGCTCGGTCAGGTGGAGCCTGAAGAGGTGGTGTTCATTGAGTGTGACTGCGAGGTGCAAGACGTACGCACGTTCCAACGCGGCGACCGTCTTGAGCCGAGTGACTGCAAACGCATGGGCGACGGGGGCACCGCATTTTCACCAGCGTTCAAGCTGATATACGACGAGCACCCCGACGTCGACGCTGTTGTGTTTCTCACCGACCTTGAGACGGGCAACGACGATTTCTATGAGTCGGAGCAGTACGTAACCGCCCCGGTGCTGTGGGTTTCAACCAATCGCAGCCTCGAAGCACCGTTTGGCATCACTTGTTATCTCTAACCGCAGGAGGCGGCATGGATACTAAAGAATACTTAGAGCTCTCTGACGAGCTCGACAAGCAGCCCTGTCCCAACTTCGAACTCTCCCACTTCACGCACGTGTGGATCAAGAGCCGCATGCCCGAAGCCTACGCCGAGCTAGAAGCAAACTTTCGTGCCATTCAAGACGAGATTTACGCAGCACGTGAGTCTCGTAGCCAGGACTCTTTCTAATGCATCGCCTTGTACCTGAAGAAAAGAATATCCTGCGTAAGCAGATTGCTGAGCAAGAAGCAGAATTCCTTCGTGCCGGTGGGCGCATTGAAAAGATAGACATCGGTATTTCTAAGTACACCCCTCTGTCATCACAAGAGCAGCGCGAACTTGGGAGTAAGCATGCAGCTCGTAACCCTCGACTTTGAGACCTACTACGATCCTAAGTTCTCGCTAACCAAAATGACCACCATGGAGTACGTTCGTGACGAACGCTTCAAGGTGTGGGGTGTCGGCATCAAGATCGATGACGAAGATACCGAGTGGTACGGCGAAGACGAAGCCGAAGACGCTATCCGAGATATCGACTGGGAAGACACAGCTCTGCTGTGCCAGAACACTCCCTTCGACGGGTATGTATTGGCCGACCATTACGGCATCTGGCCTGCCTATTACTTAGACACAGCAGCCATGGCACGAGGCCTTTACCCCGGTCAGCCTTCCAGCTTGAAGGATCTGGCAGAACGTACCTTTCCTAACGACCCAAGCATGCGTAAGGGTGAAGAACTTGCGCAGGCTAAGGGCATCGTTGATCTACCCCCTGACATTGAGGAGGCCATCGCTGGTTACTGTATTCAGGACGTTGATCTTACCTATGCGATCTACCAAGAGATCAAGCAGGACTACCCTCAGTCCGAGCTAGACCTGATCGACCTGACCGTGCGGATGTTCTGTAAACCACGGATCATGATTGATAGACCACGAATCACGAACTACTTACAACAGCAAAAGGACAAAGCAGAAGAGATCCTGGCCAACGCAGGCGTTGACCGTAAGGTTCTATCTTCCAATCAACAGTTCGCTGCACATCTTGAGTCCATCGGCATCAAGCCGCCCATGAAGACCAGCCCCACTACTGGTGAGCGCATACCCGCCTTTGGAAAAAGCGACAAAGGTTGGCACCGGCTCATGGCCGAGCACCCAGAGCTAGCCCATCTTTGGGCAGGGCGCATGATTGTTAAGTCACGTATCAAGGAGACCCGAGCGCAACGTTTCCTAGATGCAGCTCGCCCCGACGATTACATCAGTGTCCCGCTTCGTTATTACGCTGCGCACACCGGGCGCTTCGGCGGCACCGAGAAGCTAAACATGCAGAACCTCCCCCGCGGTGATGAGTTGCGTAAATGCCTCACTGCTCCCGCGGGTCATCTGTTGTATGTTGCTGACCTCTCTAACATCGAAGCACGTATGCTCGCTTGGTTCGCGGGGCAGGACGAACTTGTCGAGCAGTTCCGCCGTGGAGACGACATCTACAGTAACTTCGCAACCAAAATCTACGGCCGAACGATTAACAAGAAGGACGACCCTACGGAACGCTTTGTGGGTAAGACCGCTATTCTCGGTCTCGGTTACGGCATGGGGGCGGCCAAGTTCAAGCTGACCCTTGAATCAGGAGCCATGGGCCCTGCCATGCAGATCGCCGAAACTGAAGCAATGAACGTTGTGAACACGTACCGAACCTCGTACGACCGCATACCCACATTGTGGTCACGGCTGCAGGAGCTCTTAGTAAAGTCGACGCACCCCGCTACTCGGGGAGAGACCTACCGATGCATCACTGTAGGCGACAAGAGCCTCCATCTGCCTAACGGCATGTCTCTTCGCTACGAAGATTTGACCATCAACCGTGATGGCAGCCTCAACTACAAGTTCCGCAAAACCCGCGAAACCACCTGGGGTGGGCGGATCGCAGAGAACGTCATCCAAGCCTTAGCACGAATAGTTATTACGGATGCTATGCTTAGATTGGACAAGAACTATCCAGATATGGACGTTGTTTTGACAGTCCACGATGAGGTGATAGTTGTTGCACCTGACGACGAACCCGATGCTAGAATGGCTGCGATCATCAAAGAGTTGTGTGTCCCGCCTCAATGGGCATCTACCCTCCCCTTGGATGCCGAAGGGGGTTACGACAAGGTATACAGCAAGTAATGGCTAGGCTGGTCCTCACACGCAAGCTCGACGAATCAGTTTACATCCATGATGAGCGTGGTGTGATCGCTGTTATCAAAGTCAACAAAGTTGACCGTAACCAAGTACGTCTTGCCATAACTGCAGAAAGCGACATCAAAGTCGACCGCGAAGAAGTTTACCAGGGGGATGCTTCGTTTAACCGAAGCAACTAGTAGTTCGGGAGCTAACATGAAGGTTACTTTCCTAGAGGCTGCCAATGGCCTCCAGCTGACTAAGCACTACGGAAAAGCAGAAGTCCGGCCCTACCCTTACGTTAAAGAAGTCACTTCGCAGGAAGAGCAGCTCACCAAAAACCATCAGGGTCTGATGGACCTTGAAGCATTGATCAGGGCTCGTAGTTCACGGGGCGCCTGCATGCTGAAAGGTGGGCTCAAGCGCCAGCTTGTACAAGAGAGCAGAGCTGGCAAAGCAGACCGCAGGTCCTATACGGACTTCCTAGTTTTAGACTTCGACAACGTAAAGCTTCCGATGTCCCTCCCTCGTAGCAACCTTACCGCTACGGACGTCGAGCGTGTAGCTGAGCATCTAGTCGCCCAGCTACCCATCCCGCTTCGCAGCGTGAGCTACATCGCCCAGGCGTCTTCTAGCTTCGGCATGAAGAGCGACCGGGTCTCGATCCATATCTTCATGATGATGAGCGTCCCAATTCCCCCTAAGACGCTCAAACTATGGCTCATCAACACCAACTGCACGGTGGACCTATTCAAGGACCAGCTGCAGCTTAGCGCCAATGGCCAATCGCTGAAGTACCCGTTGGATACGTCGCTTGCCGACAACAGTAAGCTTATCTTCATCGCTACGCCTACCTTCGACGACCCTGCTGACAACCCGTTTACAACGGACGATGACCGCATCGTACTTGTGCAGCGTCAGCATCCGACCGTAGACATCGCAGCAGAGATGGCTGCTATCAACCCCGAGGTCACGCACCAACGGGTACAGGCGCTAAAAGACGAGCTACGTACCAAAGCAGGTATCAAAAAGCAGAGCGCCAAGATCAAGACGTTGTCCATTGACAACCAAAACCAAGACGTCTTGATGAACCCCGATAAAATGAGCATCAATATCGTCGACACCTCCGCTTCACCGTACATCCGGTGTAATATCAACGGAGGAGATAGCGGCGCGTACTACTTCAACTTAGACCGCCCGCAGTACATGTACAACTTCAAGGACGAGCCGATCTTTGAGATTGAAAAGGCCGACCGTGAGTTCTACAAAGCGCTCTTCGACACCTTCGAATCCTACTATGCAGGTACTGGCAAAGCCCTTCGCCCTGTGGTTATGCGCGACTACCACACTGATATTTATTACAACGGTGTGTTCGACCCTAACCTCAATCAGTTCTCTGATCAGTTCCCTCTTGTCCCTACTAGCAAAGGCAGCGTAGATGGATTCATGCGCAGTCATGGCCAGGCGCCGCCCGACTTCATTCCTGACGCGGAGGTAGTCTTTGACCCGTCGAGCAAAAGGGAAGCAGTCAACCTCTCGACAATGCCCTACTACGTCAACATGTACCGACGTACGAAGTACGTCATGGAAGCCAAGACACCGCCCGTTCCACTATCGTTTGGCGAAGCATTTGCAATCGACCAGCACTGCCCGCTAATCACGAAACTGGTTCTCCACATCCTTGGAGACGGCAAAGAAGAGTTCGAGCGGTTCATCAACTGGCTGGCGTACATCTATCAGAACAAAAAGAAAGCCAAGACTGCATGGGTCCTAGGCGGCGTACCCGGTACCGGTAAAGGTCTGTTCTACAGCAAAGTGCTCCGCCCGCTATTCGGCGAAGAGCATGTCCCCATGCGCGCTATCCAGAACATCGAAGAGCAGTACAACCTGTACATGCGACAAGCACTCTTCCTCATAGTCGACGAGTTCCACATGGCGTCCGCTAGCCGTGGCACCATCACCATGGCTGACAAGCTTAAGAACCAGATAACTGAAGACACGATTACCATACGCGCCATGCGTAGCAACCAGAACGAAATGCCCAGCTTCACCAATTACATCTTCCTAACCAACCGCCCTGACGCCATCAAGATCGAACAGGGCGACCGCCGTTACAACATCCCGCCGCGGCAGGAACGGAAGCTCGACGAAGCACACCCGGACGTCATTGCTAACATCGACCGCATCGAAAATGAGCTGTACCACTTCGCTGGGTTCTTGCAGACGTTCAAAGTCGACGAGCGCCTTGTACGTGTTTGTATCGACAACACTGCCAAAGAGCAGATGCGTCATGTATCGATGTCGGTGTTTGAAGAGTTCTGTCAGGCGCTCAAAGACGGAGACGTCTCGTTCTTCGCGGATATCCTTGAAATCACCCCTTCAAACGTTATGCAGGCTGGTGAGATCAGTACAGCACAACGCTTTGTAAAAGGGTGGATTGCAGAAGCTAAGCGCTCTACAAGGTATTCGATCATACCAACGGAGCACTTACGGACGATCTATCACGTACAAACAGAGCAAAACCCGCGGCTATCGCAGCGTGAGTTCACTAAACGGCTAAGCCGCAACAACCTCGAGATTTCACGGAAACGCCACCCCGGTGCTTCCAGAGACGCAAACGCAGCAAAAGGCATTCTCGTTGATTGGACAACTGACGATCTTGAGATTCAACGCTTGATCAACGATTACTTTGAAGACGGAGACCAAGCACTTTTGCAGGCTAAGAACAATTAGCTATATACTAAGGCTTCCATATTCATTTAGGGTGATTTGTGAAGCCTTTAACTCAAGAGAAGCGTCCCGACCAAGAACAAGCCATGGTCAAGCCGGACAAGCTTGGCCCCATTTCAGCCTGGTCTTACTCAGCGCTGAAAGTATACGAAGAGTGTCCCTATCGCTCTTTCATCCAGCGCGTTAAGCGCATCAAAGAACCTTCTAGCCCTGCTGCAGATCGCGGTACAAACATCCACCAGCAAGCAGAAGACTTCGTTAAAGGTGAGTTAGGCGAAATGCCTGACACCCTTAAAAAATTCCACGATGAGTTCGACCAGCTTCGAGCACTGTTTGCAGACGCAAAGGTAGAGCTCGAAGGTGAGTGGGGCTTTAGCCTCGACTGGGAGCCAGTAGGCTGGATGGCCCCGCTTACCTGGGCACGCATCAAGCTCGACGCGCTTGTCCATCAGGACGAGCAAAGCGCCCGAGTCATCGACTACAAGACCGGTAAGAAATACGGCAACGAGATCCAACACTCTCAGCAGTGCCTTCTCTACGCCATCGCTACCTTCTTCCGGTACCCGCACCTGCAGTTTGTGCAAACCGAACTCTGGTACTTAGACCACGGTGAAACCACCATCAAATCGTTTACCAGAGACCAAGCCATGCACTTTGCTCCTGGCTTCCACCAACGAGCAATCACCATGACTACTGCAGAAGACTTCCCACCTACACCTAGCAAGAACGCTTGCCGGTGGTGCTCATATAAAGAAGGTGAGTACCCCGAGTGTAAATGGGGGGTAAAATAGTTTCACCGGGATCTCCTCGCCCGTTGCTTCCCGGTAGCCCCACTTCGGTGGGGCTTTTTTATGTCTGGGGGAAAAATGCGTTTCATCCTTAACCTGATAGCCCTTATCGAGTTCCTGCTTTATTTCGGCAAGCTGGAGGACCGTGATGCAGATGATGTACGTGAGGGAGAACAACGAAGTCGTAGAGTACAACCTTGTCACAGACCCACCAGAAGCCGCTCTGTGGACGACGTACAAGATAAAGAAACATGACATACGGCTAGCAAAGAGTTACGGCCGTACTGAAACAGCAGAGATCAAGCAGGAGATACTCGATGACATCTGCAAAACTGAGGGTGGTAACCCTCCCCGCAAACACTCGCTACAAGAAGAGTGTGAAGGCGCCGACGGACACGATGTTAAAGTCAGGCGCAAACAACAAAAAACTCGGAGGGCGCGTAACTAAAGGGCTGTGGAAAGACATGCCTTTGTACTCCCTCACTTTAGAAGAACGCAAGACTTGTCCACAGGATTGCCAACAGTGGACTAACTGTTACGGCAACAACATGCCCTTCGCACACCGTTACGACCACACCCACCCTGACTTCATTCCCAACTTAGACAGCCACCTCAAGCGTTTGGCCGTGAACCATGAATCAGGGTTCGTGGTTCGTTTACATGTGCTCGGTGACTTTTATAGCCGAACCTACGTACGCGCATGGGAGCACTGGCTAGAGCAGCTTCCTCAGCTGCGGGCTTATGGCTACACGCACCATAAGCCATGGACACCGATTGGCACTGAGCTACGACTTTTGAACAGCGCTCACTCGGACCGCTGGCGCATCAGGTTCTCTGACTCGTCAGTTTCTTTCAGCGCAAACGTAGTCAAGCACGACCATGAGTCCAGCTTCGGCATCATCTGCCCCGAACAGCTAGGTCAAGCTGACTCATGCGCCAGCTGTGCGTATTGCTGGCATAGTGAAAAACCTGTCTTTTTCCTTGAACACTAGGCGTACCATGGATAAGATGAACATCAGTGAAGTATACGCCCACCGTGGTGGTCACCCCTCTCCCCCGAGTTCCTGGGCCATCACGTTCTCTCCTCGGCTTAGCTCCACCGGGGGGCGGCAACGGAGCTACTAATCAACTAACAACGAGCGATGTATGATCCCAGAAGCTTTCGAACACCAAAAAACAACGACAAAATTTATCAAAGACAACGAGCGCTGCCTCATCACCTCAGACCCAGGAACCGGTAAAACCCGGTCGGTTATCGACGCTTATACGCAGCAGCCCAACGGTCGCATGCTTGTCCTCGCCCCGCTTTCAATCCTTGAAGCGTCCTGGGCTGACGACATCGCAAAGTTTGCGCCCCACCTCACCGTAGCCGTCGCTTACGCCAAAAACCGTAAGAAGGCTTTCGAGAGCAGCGCGCAAGTTGTCATCACCAATCATGATGCTGTGAAGTGGATCGTGAAGAACGAAGCAGTGCTCACGGGCTTCAACACCTTATGCATTGACGAGTTCACAGCGTTCAAGAACAAAGACAGCCAGCGCAGCAAAGCAGCGCTTAAGATCTCTAAGCACTTCGACGTGCGCATTGCTATGTCCGGCACGCCGAACAGCAACACCATCCTCGATATCTGGCACCCGACTCTGATCGTGGATGACGGACAACGGCTCGGGCACCGTTTCTATAGTTTCCGTGCCAGCGTATGCACCAGCCGCTTCAACGGATTCGCTAACGAGTGGACCGATAAGCCCGATGCGCAAGACATGGTTGCCGCGGCAATCCACGACATCAACATTCGCTACACGCTTGAAGAGTGTATCGACATGCCTGAGCAGGTCGTGTCGTTACGCTCCGTCAAGCTACCGCCCGCGATCTATCAAAAGTACCAAGAGCTCGCAGAAGATTCCGTCCTGTTAACAAATCAGGGTGTGATCAACGCAGTTCACGCTGGGGCTAAGGTAAAGAAGCTGCTCCAGCTCTGCACCGGCGCTGTCTACGATGAAGACGGCAAGGCTCAAGGCATCCACGAAGAGCGCTACAACTTGGTCATGCAGCTCGTAGAAGAGCGCAAGCACAGCCTCGTAGCCTTCAACTGGCGCCACGAGCGTGAATACATGACTAAGCTCGCCGACAAGCTAGGCATCAGCTACGAAGTCATCGACGGCGATACGCCTAGCCATAAGCGCAAAGACATCGTTGACCGCATGCAAGCCGGTCAGCTGAAAGTAGTGTTCGCCCATCCGCAGTCCGCGGGCCACGGGCTAACGCTTACCAAAGCCACCACGATCATCTGGGCTAGCCCTACCTACAACGCCGAGCACTACCAGCAGTTCAACCGGCGTATCTACCGGGCAGGCCAGACGCAGCGCACGGAAATCATCCGCATCGCTGCAGAGAACACCTGGGAAGAAGAGGTGTACGACCGTCTCGACGGTAAGCTTGGGCGCATGGAGGAACTCCTGACCGTCCTATCCACAATGTCCGACTACAGAGATTCACAATGAACATCAATCAACTGATCGAAAAACGAGCACAGCTCAAACAAGAGCAAGACGAGCTAAACCGACAGCTCAAAGAATTGCGGGCTGCACAAGACGAAATCGATGTGCAGCTCCTACAGAAGATGGATGCAGAAGGTCTTAGCAGGACTGCTAACGAAAAGGCCTCTGTGTCGATCAACGAGGAGACTGTCCCTGACGTCACGGATTGGGACGCTGTCTATGACCATGTGGTCGCGACAAAGGACTTTAGCCTCATGCACCGGCGGATCAGTTCGACCGCCTACCGTGAGCTGTTAAAGCTCGGGCAAGGAGTGCCCGGGCTTGCACCTCGCATCGTTCGTAAAATCAACTTCCGTTCTCTCTAATTAGGAAATGACAATGGCTAAAGCACTAGCACTCGTAGCAAACGACCTTCCCGCTCACGTTCAGAACGGCTCCGGCCTTGGTAACGAGAACGTCGGTAACAACGTGACGATCCCGCGGATCAAGCTGCTTCAGAAGATGTCTGATGAAGTGGACAAGTACAGCGAGAAGCACGTTACTGGCGCAGAGCCTGGGCAGTTCATCAACAGCCTCACGAGTCACCTCTACGGTGAAGAGATGTACGTCATCAGCCTGCTCTTCAAGAACGAGCACGTTGTGTGGCGCAAGCGTGATGCTGGTGGTGGCCTCCTTGGCGCTTTCGCTAGCTACGAGGACGCGCAGGACGCGATCAATCAGCAAGAGAAGCCTCAGGATTACGACATCACTGAGACCCACTCTCACATTCTGCTGATTAAAGATCCGGAAACTGGTGAGCTTGACCGTACGCCGGTTATCATGGACTTCTCCAGCTCCAAGCTACGGGTCTCCCGCAGCTGGAACAGCCAGATTGGTCTCAAGGGTGGCGACCGGTTCTCCGGTCTTTGGAAGCTGTCCTCTGTTTCCGTCACCAACAAAGCCGGGGCTCAGTTCATGAACCTCGACGTTGACTGGGTCGGCTGGGTCACGGACGAAGACTACGAGTACGCAAAGTCTGTCTATGAGCACCACTCTAACCGCTAAGCAGCACTCGTGAACGAGCACAGCTTTATCAAAGCTGTGCATCGCTATCTTCCATCGGAGCTTTTCCGATGGAAGATTCACGACACGTACGCTGGTGGGGTACCGGACGCCTTTTATCTGGGCCCTGCCAGCGCACTTTTCGTTGAGTATAAGTACGTCAAAAAACTCCCCGCACGGCCCACCACCATCCTCCGCACTTCCCTATCTAAGCAGCAGGAGCTGTGGCTCAACCGTCTGCACGACTGCAGCTTCCCCGGTTGGTACGTCATCGGCGCCGAAGATCGCTGTATAATCGTAAAAGATACGCAACGCGTAATTACCACCGCACGCTTCTTACGTGACTGCATCTCTTTCAAAGAAGCAGCGTGCCAGATCTATGCCTTCGTACAAGGAGAGGGGAATGAATAACTACGGCAACATGAAGGACTCACTGCGCCGCGTAGCAGCCTACCAGCAAGTAGAAATTACCAATCTCCCAAACTACTTTGCTGACGCCTACTGTGTCACGGTCCGTGATTACAACAGTAAAGGCGTCCTAGTCCGCAAAAGCGACGTTGTGGAGATCAAACACGACGGGCAGCTTAACGCAGTAATCAATCGCCTCATGAAAGAGGCGATCCATTCGCGAGATACGTCGACCTACGTCTCAGGTAACTGAAGCTCTTCTTCTAAGTAGCTAGCGACCGCAGCAGTCGGAAACAAGTAACGCTTGCCTCTCTTTACAAAGGGGAGCGCAAGCTTCTTGTTGTAGATTTGGTTGTACAGCGTGCTGCGCTTGATGCGCATAAGACCGGCTAGGTCAGTTATGTCCATAAACAAACCGTACTTATCAGACATCCGATCAGAAAGGGTCATTTGCGGTCTCCTCCTGCAGCCTGCTCAAGTACCAGTTGCATTTGGCTAGGTCTTCTACAGGTTTCCCTTTGTACCGATAGCGCCAAAGATACTTCAAGGCGTTACCCTTCAAGTAGCCTCGGTATTCGACAAGAGTCATGCTGGCTTTAATCGCGTCGATGCACTCGATATCGCCAGAGTTGTAGTGCGAGGGGCTGTTTACGATGTCTTCCATAAAGCTACCAAATCCTCCTGATAGAGTAGCTTATTATGATTTACTTCTTTTTCGCTGTATATCCCTTAGCAGGCTTTTTCTTCTCCATGCGCGACTTTTTCGGCGGCGCATTAAGGTAACACTGCTTGCCCTTATGCATCTTATTTCTCCTTGTCTGGCTTCATAGA